TATCAAGTGTTCTCACAAGGAAAACATAAAGGTGGTGATGATCTTTGGATAACTCGTTATTTCTTATTTAAGATTGCGGAAAAATATGGATACCACATTGAACTACACCCAAAACCATTAACACACGGTGAATGGAACGGATCAGGTCTTCATACAAACTTTTCGACTGACATGATGAGACATGAAGGGAATGAGGAATATTTTATGGCACTATTCAACGCACTTGAATCAAGACATGAGGATCATATCAAATCATACGGATCACAAAATCATTTAAGACTTACTGGTGAATATGAAACTCAGGCGATTGATAAGTTTAGTTGGGGTGTGTCTGATCGTGGAGCATCAATTAGGGTTCCAAAAGACACGGCCGAAAATTGGAAGGGTTATGTTGAAGACAGAAGACCAGGTTCAAACGCTGACCCATACAAAATCATTCGTGAGATTGTTAGATCGTTAGACACCACTCATCAAATTTATGAAATGAAAAATATGATGAATTCGTATATTGACGCAAAAACATTGGAAGGAAAATACGGAACAAAATCTAATGAAGATTTGTTGAAAGAATATAGAGAAGAATAATGGAACAAGTAAATCACCCAAAACATTATGGAGGGTTGAATAATTAATAAAAAAAATATTTGTAGTGTGTGGTAAAAATCGTAATGTGAAGATATTTATCTATAAAGAACATTATGAAAAAACTTGAATTACAAATTGGTGGAAAATATAATTATTGGACAATATTATCATTGTCTGATTTTGTTAGTAAAAAAGGCGAGAGATATTATAAATGTCAATGTAATTGCGGAACAATTAGAGATGTAAAGGCTTATCATTTAAATAGTGGGGGGTCTAAATCTTGTGGTTGTTTTGTTAAAGAAACAATGTCAAAAATAAAAAGAATTGATATTGAAGGTCAAAAATTTGGTAAATTAACTCCTATAAAAAGAGTTCAACATAATAATAGTAAACATTTAAATCATTGGTTATGTAAATGTGATTGTGGTAACGAAGTAGTTGCTTCTACCGGCGCTTTAAGAAGAAATAAACATTTGTCTTGTGGGTGTATAAGGAAAGGTGAAGAAAACCACAATTGGAAAGGGGGTAAAATTACAACACCATCAGGATATGTAAAAAAATACGCACCAGAACACCCAAAAAACATAATTGGTTATGTTTTGGAACATAGATTAGTTATGGAAGAGATTATTGGTAGATATTTAGAACCAAATGAGGAAGTTCACCATAAAAATGGTATTAGAAATGATAATTCTAAAGAAAACCTTGAATTATGGGTTAAATCCCAACCACCAGGACAAAGAGTTGACGATATGGTTGATTTTTGTTATAATTTTTTAAAGAAATATAAACCTGAAATATTAAAATAGTAAAATGTCTGAAGAAAAAGAAATGGTTCATCATCCCGACCACTACCAATTTGGTAAAAATAATGAATATGAAGCAATCAAAGTAATAGACGCTTGGGGTTTAGGATTTAGTTTAGGAAATACAATAAAATATATTAGTCGTGCAGGAAAAAAAGGAAAAAACAAAGAACTCGAGGATTTACTCAAAGCAAAATGGTATCTCGACCACCACATCAAACAACTCGAACAAAAAATCAAGTCTGAATCGGGAGATTAGCGTATTAGACGCAATAACAACACCAAACGAGTTGATGAGAGAAACTTTAATCAATTTTATTTGGGGATTTTTAGGAAATTCAATTGTGGTTTTTGTTTCAAAAGAACTGGACTTATTAGTATTACTCAACTATATTGTCTATTACATACTAATTTCGTATATTGTGAATAGAAAGAAATATGATACGATACTTGGAAAGTTTATTGTGTTGCCTGGTTCAGCGGCGGCAGGGGCTTTTACAGGATATAAAGTGGCTCAACTTTTAGTAAATATGGTATGAAGTATTTCTATAGAATGTTAGCAATAACACTAACCATTTTTTGGTTAAGTCTTACTTGGAAAATAGTATGTAAATTAATAAAAATAATATTTTAAAAAATGATTGAAACAAGAAAAATAATAAATGGTGATTGTGTTGAGGTAATGAAAACACTACCTGAGGGATCTGTCGATCTAATTGTAACATCACCTCCCTATGGTGTAGGTATTGATTACGATGTTCACGAGGACGATATGGAGTTCAACGACTACGTTGAGTTTGCAAAATCATGGTTGAGTGAAGCTTATAGGTTATTAAAAGATGATGGAAGAATTGCCCTTAACATTCCTTATGAAATAAACAGACAAAAAAAAGGTGGTCGTATTTTCTTTGTTTCAGAGATGTGGCAAATTATGAAAGAGATCGGTTATGGTTTTTTTGGTATTGTCGATTTAGAGGAACAATCACCACATAGAAGTAAGACCACAGCTTGGGGATCATGGATGAGTCCGTCTAGCCCTTACATATACAACCCGAAAGAGTGTGTAATATTAGCATACAAGAAAAAACACATAAAGAAAGTGAAAGGACAACCCGAATGGACTGGTGAATTAACGGAAATTGAAAATGAGGATGGGAGTAAAAGAAACAAAATGGTTTATAGTGAGAATGATAAAAAAGAGTTTATGGAACTTGTCTTTGGTCAGTGGAATTATTTTGCTGACACTAAATCTCTCACTAAGGCGACCTTCTCGATGGACATCCCAACCAAGGCGATCAAGATCTTGTCATACAAGAACGATGTAATTTTGGATCCATTTGCTGGTTCAGGGACTACATTGGTGGCGGCGGAAATATTAGATCGTAAATGGTTAGGAATTGAACTTTCACCAAATTATGTTGAAATTGCAAAATCAAGAGTTAAACCATTTATTGAGGAAAAAACAAAAATAACGGTTCAAATATTTTAAAATATTTCTACTTGATCGCCATCGTTGATATTGTATTTTTTACAAGTTCCTCCAGGTAACTCCAAAACAAGATCACCATACCCATCGTATGTTTTACAATCTTTGGTTTTACATGGAGGACAATTATGTTGGATATTATTTATTTTTTCACCATCAATAAAGATAATATCTAATGGAACGATACAATTTTTCATCCAAAAACCTTGAGGACCCTTTTCCATAAAAAATAACATACCATCAAAACTTGAATCGAATTTTTTATTCATCATTCCTTTTTGTATATCTTTTGATGTTATAAGGGGAATGACGTTAAAAAGGTTGTCATTTATTTTTATTTCCATATTTATAAATATAAATGAAAAAGTTTAAAAAATATTCTGGCATAATTTTACAAAACGAAGATGAAATACTTCTTTGTAAAAGATCACCTGATAAATCAATGCCTAACGTTTGGTCAATACCTTCTGGTAAAATTGAAAGTGGAGAAAATCCTGGTCAAGCGGCAATTAGAGAATTCTATGAAGAAACAAATATTGAATTAGATAATGAATTAGATTTTGTCGGTTTTATTGATAAGTTCAAACAAGATGGGACAAAAAAAGGACATATGTTTGTTTTTTACAAAAAAACTGAAAAGAAACATATTCCTGATTTAACTAAAGCTCAAGACGGATTTGAACACACCGAATGTCAATACTTCAAAAAAGACGATTTACCAAAAGAAGAAGAAAATGAAGAATTGATGACTTTGATAAGAAAAATTCTTAAGTAATTTGTTTTATAAAAGTATTTCTATTATATTTGTAGAAATAACAAATCAATATGATCAAACCAACATTTCAACACACAATAACAATCATGTCCGAAAAATTCGGAAATATACTCACTGAGTCCTTTATGGATCCAATTCAGTTTAAGATTTTTTTAAAGATGGTTGATGGTGCTTTGAATCTGAAAGAAGATTTGTCGTATTTTGATGGAAACACATTTTTGGTTCATATACCACATAAGATCTTAAAAGAGTCATTGGTAATCACAAATGTAAAAGAAGTGTCCTTAGTTGAACAAGTTAGAAACAAAATTGAAACCTTAGTATAATATGAAATATTTCTCATTACTTATTGTCCTTTTTCTATTGATAACTTCTTGTGTTAAAGAAGATATCAAACCACAACAACCTTTGGAACCACAACCAATAATCACAGATACAACTTTTGTTGATAGCACCGTGACATTGAAAAACTCAACGTGGGTTATTTTCAAAGTATTGAATACTAGTTTTAATCAAGAACTTCGATCTGACACACTTGTTTTTCTAACAAATAATACTTATAGTTTTAACGGATTTCAGTCAACCTATAGTTTATATCCAAGTAACGTAGGATTTACTTTGACTTTAAATAACACACCATGGGGACATATAAGTGGAACTGTGTATGAATATAATTTAACTCAAGGTTTAATTGAAAATTGCCAATTTAAAAATTATTTTACAAATCAAAATAGTGTGAAAATTTGGATGGTAAAACAATAGTTTCCTTGTTCTAATAAAAAATAAGGTGGTGGAGAATCGACGTTCAATGTCGACCTAAAATAAAAGGTGATGAAATTCACCTTTTTTTTTGTTTTGATATATTTATTTAAAAAAATAAAATGAGAAACAAGTTTATTATTTCGGAAGACGAAAAAAGATCGATCTTATATCAACACAAATCAAACTTCGGTTGGTTAAATGAAGAAGAAACAACAAATCCGGCGTCAATAAATACCACAACAACACCAACAGACGCATCAAAGGGTGGTGTAACTGCAACTTCCGCTTCAGCACAAGCGGAACAAAGGTGGGAAAAACTAAAAAAGGAGGGTAAATTGGATTTGGCATTACAAGCAAGAATCAATGATACTTGTCCTAATTTGGTCCTTCAGACTGTTTTAGAAAACTACCCTAAAGCAAGAACGGGATCATATCCAAACTATAAATTGAAAGAGGATTCAGCATTTGGACCAGGAACCGAAGCCGCGGCTAAAGCATGTAAACCTCATTTTGGAAAATCTCAGACCGCCTCGGCACAAGCCACAGGTCAAGGAACTACAGTTGCAGGACCAAAATTAGGTGAACCATTAACCGCAAATGATATTGCAACATTAACAAGTTAAAGAATAAAATCATGGGAAAAATACAGTTAACCGAAAATCAATACGAAAGACTTAAAAAAAGATTAATAAACGAAGTTGGTTATTATAATAATTGGATAGATGTGGATTTTGTCAATGGAACACTGACATTGAATGATTATTTAGATTGCGAAAGAAAGGGTGGTGGTAGTGAATTGAGAATGTATAAGAATACAAAATTTACAAAAAAACCAGGTTCTAATGAACTTGTTGCAAACACAACTTCATCAGATCTGGTTGGTGATCTGATGGGTGATGTTGAAGAGGAATTAGGGAAAGCTACTATCAGATACAGTTGTAATTCAAAAACATTATCTATTGATGGTAGAAATGCTAAATTTTGGGGTGAAGATTGGGCTCCGGACGTTCAAAAAGGTTTTGACGACTTATGTGTTCAGAAACTTGATGGTGGAATTTCAACTGCGGCAACAAAAGGTGCTCAAAAAATTGATAATAATTCATTTAATTCATTACTTGACAAATTAACAAAAATTGACCCAACATTTAAAATGAAAGCATCGAGTATGAATGACGGAAATTTTATGATCACAAATAACGATTCTAAAAATAAATTTTATGTGTTTCAAGCACCCATTACTTCAAAAAGCGGATTAGGTAGTTATTTTATAAATAATTATGATCCAGGTGCCACAAAACCAAAGAAAACATATTACATTATTGACGGTGTTGGTCCATATAAAGGTCAAGAGTTAGATAAATATATGGTCAAAACATCCAACAATGATATTGTGTCGTTATCTACAGTTTTTGGTTCTGCAAAACCAACCGGAGGTAAATCAACATCACAAAAAACATATAGTAAACCCAAAGTTACATCTAAAGCCGCAGATTATTTAGACTAATATTTTGAAAATAATTTTAACAGAACAACAATTACAAATTTTAACCGAAGCGTTAGGAGTTCCGGATAATATTTTGGATGCTGCCGACATGTTATATGATGTTGTTGAAAAAGACATTAAATCAATTGATACCATCCAAGACGAGTATGTGTTTGATGGTAATATTGAATTTGAGTTAGGTGATAAAAAGAAGATAAAAATAGATTCATACGAACTTACCGTAAAGATTGAAGAGATTGAGGGAGAGGAAGGTGTTTTGGATATAATTCAAATGGGAATGGGAGGAAGATTCGGATTCAACAGGGAAAAATTCATGAAAGAAAACGAACCATCAGCCAAATTAGAATTAGAAATAACTTTTGCCGTTGGTGATAATTGGTCACCAGAAGGTCTTATTCGTAAAATGGAAGAAGAAAGAGATGAACATGTTTCTTCTTTGGCTCATGAGATCAAACACAAATACGATAAACAAGCTAAACTATATGGTTTGATTGGTCCTGATGCTGAATACCAAGCAACTCAAATAAGAGGAACTTTTGGAATACCGGTGATTGATAGAGTTTTCTTTAGATATCTATATTATATATCAGGAATTGAAAATCTTGTTAGACCAACAGAAGTTGCTTATGCTCTTAGAAGAAAAAATATCACAAAATCAAAGTTCAGAGAGTTTTTAGAAAACAATAGAGTATATAAAGAGTTACTTGAAATTAAAAACTTTACATTTGATGATTTTATTTCACAATTAAAAGGGAGTGAAGATAGGTTAGACGCACTAATTGATCACATAGGTGAGGATCCGTCTAATATGACAATTGATGAAAAAATAAATCGGGTTTTGGAGATTGTCTATATTGATCTAGTGAATAACAAAATGAAAATGTTTATGACCATGACCGAACATGCCATGGACGATTTTTTAAGGTTTGGATTACAACTTGGTTTGTTACCTTCAGGGACGGAAGAAAGAATTAAAGAGTTAGAAAAAACGGATGAGATTAGAAAAAAGTTTTTAAAATATGTAATTAAATACGAAAACAATCCGATCAAATTTTTTGAAGATGAAATTGAAAAATTTAATTACGTGTCAACCAAAATGTTAAAGAAAATTGGTAAATTATATGCAATGGCGAAAGATGACGATCAACCTGTTAGTGAATCAATTTTGAACTGGGATCTTCATCAACGAATTATGGAAAAAAAATATGGTAAAAGAAAAATATCTACAACTTACAACTACAAAAATTTCAAATAAAATAATTTTAATTTTATTATCAATTTTATTAATTTCTTTTGGACCTTCAGATCCAACCGAATACAAAGGAAGGGCAACATACTACGGACAACATTGGACAGGAAGACTTACTGCGTCAGGCGAAAGATTTCACGCCGATAGTTTAACTGCGGCACACAAATACTTTAAGTTTGGAACAATACTAAAAGTGACTAATTTGAATAATGACTCTGTGTGTTATGTTAAGGTTAATGATAGACTTCCAAAGTCATCGTCATTTCTTATTGATCTTAGTTATGGAACCGCAAAACAACTTAATTTTTTAAAAAGAGGTGTTATTAACGTTATATTGGAACCCGTTGACACGGTTTCAATCGTTAAAGTGAAAAAATAATAGTTCAAACCTCAGGTTTGCTCAATCACAACCCTTTGATGTTTCCAAATCAACTATTTCATTGTATTTATTAGTTGTCTCGACCGGCCCATGGTAGATGGGGGTTTCCAATAGGATTCTTCAAGTGAGCGTTAAATTTTAATAAAGAATTTTTGCGCTATGAAGAATATTTTGATTTGGTTATTTTTATTTTTTTCAACTTTTATATACTCACAATGCACATATTCGGTATGGTTGAGAGATACATATGGTGATGGGTGGAATGGTGGATATTTACAGATATTCATTAACGGAGTTTATACCTATGGTAATTTTACTTTACCATCGGGTAGCGGACCTGCAATTTTCAACTTCAATGTGTTTCAAGGACAATCAATTTCTGTTAGATATTATGCCGGATCTTGGTCTTCAGAGAATTATTATAGAGTATATGCAGGACCAAACGCAACTGGTGCGTTATTAATTTCAACAACCATGTATCAAACACCACCTATGTGGACATATCCTGGCAATAGTTGTTCATCACCCCTCCAAACACAACCACCATCTTCAATATCGACATCCGCAAATAATGTATGTCCAAATCAAACGGCTACTCTAACGGCAAATAACTCTGTTGGAACAACCTATTGGTTTACTAATGGTTGTTCTACTGTGGGGCAATTTGCAACAGGGGTATCGGTAAATGTGAATCCTAATGTGACAACAACATACTACGCAAGAAACTATGCAAATGGTATATGGTCCTCAAGTTGTGCTCAAACAACAATTACGGTTGTCAATGGACCACAACCACCAACCGCACAATCATTTAATACAACTTGTGGTCAATCAATAACCATGACCGCACAAGGTGGTAGTGGTAATTATCAGTGGTGGTCAAACTCTAATGGGACAGGACTATTGGGAACAGGGAATAATTATACTTTATCATCACCAACATCCAATTCTACTGTTTACGTAACCTCAAGTTCTGCTGCGGGTGGAAGTGGAACTTACAGTCAAACATCAAATACGGCATCAACACCCAATACACCAGGAAGTGTAACAACTTTGGTTTCATCGACACCATCAAATGCTTCGGGAAACGCAACTCTTACTGTTTATATCAGAGGTGATATTGATAATTCATCCGAATGGGTTAATGTGATTGGCGAGTCAGGAAGTTTAGGAAATGTATGGGGAGGAAGTCAGTGCTCAGGAACATGGACAACTGCAAGTTATAGTATACCTGCGGCAACAATAAACTCATGGGCATCAAATGGAAGTATTCAAGTTTCTTTTAACTCATCATCAAGTGTTAATAATATTTGTGGTTGGTCTTTTATTGCTTACTTTACTATTACATATCCATACTCGAGTGGGTGCACATCACAACCAACAGCATACACAGTAAATATAAACCCAATCGCGGCCCCAACTTCAAACGGAGCGTCAACAACATGTGGATCACCAGCAACAATAAATGCGTCAGGGACAGGAACAATCACATGGTATACAAACTCAAATTTAACAACATCTTTAGGGACAGGAGGTTCATACACGACACCAAACTTAACAACCACAACAACTTATTATATCCAATCAACAAATGGGTCTTGTGTGAGCCCATCAACTCCAGTTACTGTTACCGTCAATCCATTATCAGCACCCACTGTAAACGGAAATTCGGTTGTATGTTTGGGTAACTCAACAACATTAACCGCATCAGGAGGAAATAATATTGTTTGGTATTCAAATTCAAACGGAACTGGACAACTTGGAACAGGATCAACATACACAACACCACAATTAACTAATAACACAACTTATTATGTGGGAACACAAAGTCAACCACAAACACAAACCGCAACATTCAACATAAATTCAATCGGTCAATTAGTGAATATGAATTCTAACTGCGGAAACGGATCATATTATAATGGATGTTCAGGTCAAACAGGGTTCAATTGGAATAGTAGTTTACCTGCGGGTGCAACTATTGCTTCGGTTCAAATTCAATTATCAGTCGGTGTTGAATGTCAGGCGGGAACAAGGACAACAACTCTTAATAATATAAACGGACCGACATTTAATACTATAAATCATTGTAGTTGTTCAGGGAGTGTCAATCCTATTTTTACTCTAAACATGAACCCCGCAAACTATGTTGTAAATGGAACAAATCAGTTTAGAATTACAAACCCACCAAGTTGTTTTGGTTTATTTAGTAATAGTGCTAGCTTACCAGGAAACTTTGCACGAGTGATTGTAACTTACACAATTGGATCGGCGTGTTCGTCTTCATTAGCAGCATTTCCAATAACGGTATCAAATACGACACAATTTAATCAACAAGCGATGCCAATTATGCAACAACCCACAATGACAATTGCTCAACACCCAACAGGTCAATACGGACATTGGTATAATGGTTTTCAAAATGATCAGTATATCGCAACTTCTTCAATATCAACGGATCATTTAACCGTAAGAATGGGACAACCACAAGGTGCATTAGTTGCTCAAGGAACACAACCGGTTTCATTTAACGGACCGGCAACAGGTAGTTATTATATCCATGTCAATACAAATTCTAATTGTGGAAATGATAATCAATTAAGAACAATAACCGTAACAAGAGTGTCCGCACTTCCTGTTGAGTTATTATCGTTTGATGGGTCTTGTAATGATAATGTAATTACATTAGAGTGGAAAACAGCAACTGAACATAATTCACATTATTTTGAAATTCAAAAATCAAGGGATGGTGAAAATTGGTCTTCACTAACGACCGTTGAATCGGCAGGTAACTCAACTCAAGAATTATCATATGAAACTAAAGATCATAAGGCAATTGATGGAAACAACTATTATAAGTTAATTCAATATGATATTGACGGACAATTCAAAGAATACGGACCAATTAATGTTATTTGTAATGGAAACTCAAAAGGTTATTTTTCAATTTTTCCAAATCCAAGCACAGGAGATTTTCAAGTTATATTAAATAATAAACGACTTATTGGTGATGGAACATTAGAAGTTAAAGACTCAAAAGGATCTGTGGTTTATACTCAAGAGGTGAA